TAGTTATCTATCTAACTTTGTGGATGGCATCGAAGCGTTCCTCAAAACTGATGACATGCTGCATGTACGATTGAACCAGCACATCACTGCCACCGGCAGGTTCAGTGGTGCCAATCCCAACATGCAGAACATGCCCAGGGGTAAGACGTTCCCAGTCACGCGTGAGTTCATCTCTCGATGGGATGGAGGCAAGGTACTGGAGGCAGACTTTGCGCAGCTAGAGTTTCGTGTGGCTGCATTCCTGAGCCAAGATGCTGTGGCTATGAAGGAAGTCTCTGAAGGCTTCGATGTGCACAGCTACACTGCTAAGGTGATCACTGATGCAGGACAGAACACCAGCAGGCAGGAGGCCAAGGCACACACCTTTGCTCCACTGTACGGGGCCACCGGCTACGGCAGGACACAGGCTGAAGCTGCGTACTACGGACACTTCCTTGAGAAGTACAAGGGTGTAGCCAAGTGGCACACAGTACTAGCCAAGCAGGCTGTGAACTATGGCTACATCAAGATACCCAGTGGGCGTGAGTTTGCTTTCCCTAACACACAGAGAAAGAGGGATGGCACAGTCACCAACTTCACCCAGATTAAAAACTATCCCGTGCAATCGTTTGCAACTGCAGACATTGTGCCTTTGGCTTTGGTTGAAATCTACAACAGACTTCAGCCGTACCGTAGTTGTGTAGTGAATTCTGTGCACGACTCCATTGTCGTTGATGTACACCCAGAAGAAGAACTCGATGTGTTAAAGGTTATTGACTCCGTACAAAAGGATCTGGTAACCTTGATAAACAAGAGGTGGGAAATTGATTTCAATGTGCCACTTGCATTGGAAGCAAAGATAGGCGACAATTGGTTAGAGCAGAACGAAGTGAACTCTATTTAAACTTGAAAAGGAAATGATATGACACAGATGGTAACTCTCACAGACAATGCTAACTTCGCATCGATGGCTGCTGCCATGGGCATGGGTGCTGACATGAAGAAGGCTAAGACTTCCAGCGTACTGGCCCGTCTTAAGATTGATCACTCCGGTGTGATGGGCGAGGAAGAGATCAAGGGTAAGATCAAGAAGGTTGAGGTTGTGGATGCGGGTAGCTTCGTGCTGCAGCGTCAAGAGCAGCCCAATGTCTACTCCAAGGATGTACAAATTCGCCTGTTTAATCAACGGTTTATGTACAAGCGGTACGTCAAGGGTCAGCCCGGACAGAAGGATCGTTACATCAAGACGATCATGTCTACCGACCTGAACTCAGACCTCCGTGACAACGAGGGTGGCTTCAACTGTGGCAAGCCCAGTGGTTGGATCGAAGATTACAAGGCACTGCCTGATGACACCAAGAATCTTCTGAAGTCCATCAAGCGTGTCCGTGTTTTATTTGGTGAAGTCACCTTCCGCAATGTCGTTAACGACAAGGGCGAGAGTGTGGATGATCTTGTGTCTGTCCCATTCATCTGGGAAGTGGACAACAAGGATGCATTCAAAACCATGGGTGCTCCGATTGCACAGATGGCTAAGCTGAATCGCATCCTGCCACAGCATATGATTGTGCTAGGCACTGAGGAGCACACCCTGCCCACCGGCAATGTCTTCTTCACTCCGACTGCATCGCTTGACCAGTCAGTCACTGTGCCCCTGACAGATGCTGATCAGGCTACGTTCGTCAGCTTCAACGATTGGATTGACGGGTACAATGACTACATCGTCAAGGCATTCAACGAAGCTGCTGCCAAGAAGGAAGACGGGTACGAGGACACAGTCAACGAGTTTGTTGATGTCGAAGTACAGGAAGCTGCGTGAATCATCCCGCCGAGTTAAAGGTACACCAGTACCTCAGCAATCTTAAGTTCGGTGACAGCACTCTCAGTGAGGAAGTCATCGAACAGATTGTTGAGGACGTACGTAATGCACTGGTCAAACAGTTTGTTGAGAAGCGGGATGGCCCCTTCAAGCTACGCATGTCAAACATTGGTAGGTCATACTGCCAGTTGTGGTTTGACAAGAACAAGCCTGAGACTGCCATCCCACACTCTACTAACTTCGTCATCAACATGATGATCGGAGACATTGTAGAGGCTGTCTTCAAGGGTTTGCTGGTGCAGTCTGGTGTGGCATTTGAGAACGGCACCAATGTAACGATGGATCTCGGGGATGGGTGTGTCATTCATGGCACCCCTGACCTGATCATCGATGGCAGGGTGGACGATGTTAAGTCTGCTAGCCCGTGGTCTTATGAGAACAAGTTCAAAGACTACGATACATTGGCAGACAAAGATTCTTTTGGCTACGTTGCCCAGCTTGCTGGCTACTCCAAGGCTGCGAAGGTAAAGCCCGGGGGCTGGTGGGTTATCAACAAAGCTACTGGGGAGTTTAAGTATGTCGAAGCTACATCCATCCCTGTTGAGGATACTCTACAGTCCACCAAGCAACTGCACAAAGAACTTGAAGCCAATGAGTTTCGCAGATGCTATGATGCTATCGAAGAAACTTACCGAAAGAAACCCACGGGGAATCTGGTCTTGGGACGAGAGTGCTCATGGTGCAGCTACCGGTATGCCTGCTGGCCCGGGCTGGAGGAGAGACCCTCTATCCCATCTAAGGCAGAGAATCCACCGATGGTTTCGTATGTAAAGATTGTTAGCAAAGATGTACACGAATAAAGCTTACGCTTCTGCCCGTAAGAAAGGCTACCGTAGTGGACTTGAAGTCAAACTCCAAGAGTACTTCAAAGAGATTGGTATCGATGCCAAGTACGAAAGCTTTAAGATTGATTGGGAGGACATACGGTACCGCAAGTACACTCCCGACTTTCTACTGCCCAATGGTATTATCATTGAAACTAAGGGGCTGTTTACTGCAGAAGATAGACGCAAGCATTTACTTGTGAAGAAGCAGAATCCTGTACTAGATATTCGGTTTGTGTTTGAGAGTAGCAAGCGTAGAATAAGTAAGGTATCTAAGACTACGTACGGTATGTGGTGTGAGAAGCATGGGTTTTTATACGCAGATAAACTTGTCCCAGAAGACTGGCTAAGAGAGGAAACTAAATGAGCACAATTAAGAATGACGATATGGCACTGATCATCAGCCCCAACTTTGAAGATGGCAAATGGAATGGTGCTGTTGACCTGAAGGCCATGGTCATGCCCCTTGAGAACATGACAGAGGAGAATGCCGGAGAACTCATGTACCTAGTCAATGGGCTGATCGCATGCTTCCATCTGCTCAATGGTGACGAAGATTTTGCAGAGCGTGTCAATGCAGAGGTAGAGATGATGCACAAGCAGGGAACTCTGACCATGGAAATGCAAGACCCAGAGTATGACAATGTTGTCAGCATCGAAAGCTGGACACGTACACGGGGTAATGCATGATGAGCATCGACAATGCTACCCCACTGGAGTGGACTACTGCTGTGCGTAATAGCTGGGTTGGTCAGGCCAAGGAACAGTACGACAAAACAGTCAAGCAGTTTGATGAAGTCACTCGGCCTGAGCACTACAACCATGGCAAGTACGAAACCATTGATGTTATCATCGACACACTGGGTGAGTACGAAGCAATTAACTATTGCCACGGGAATGTTTTAAAGTATACTATCCGTATGTGGCACAAGGGTAACCCCGTCAAGGATGCACAGAAGGCACAGTGGTATCTCAACAAGATGGTTGAGTTACTTGAGAAAACTAGGGGAGTTAACTGGTAATGAGCACGTCAGTACTGGTAGATTTCAAAGTAGAGTTTAATGTAGATGAGATGCCTAGTTCGTATTCCAATCCAGAGTATTTGGAAGAGGTTGTGAAAGAGGCAGTCGAAGATGCTATGAATGATATTGGTAACGGCGAGATAACAGATTTAAATGTTTGGGTAGACACAGAGGGTTCTTAATGCGACACGATTACTACGGCATCAGCATAGATTTATCTAGGGATAGCCTGCTGTCTGAGCAAGGTGCTCAACTCCTTCGGGATTACTACATGCTGCCCGGAGAAACATCCCCACAGCAAGCCTTTGCACGTGCTGCACTGGCCTACTGTGATGGAGATGTAGACTTTGCACAGCGCATCTACGGCTACGCATCCCTGCAGTGGTTCATGTATGCTAGCCCTGTGCTTAGCAATGCACCCACACCCGGTGGTTCATTCAAAGCTTTGCCCATCTCATGTTTCCTGACATATGTAGGTGACAATCTTGATTCACTGATTGATCACAATGCAGAGGTGGCATGGCTGTCAGTCAAGGGTGGTGGTGTCGGTGGGCACTGGTCTGATGTTCGTGGTGTCAGTGATAAGGCACCGGGGCCACTGCCCTTCATGAAGGTGGTGGACAGTCAGATGACTGCCTACAAACAGGGCAAGACTCGCAAGGGTAGCTATGCTTCGTACCTCGATGTCAGTCACCCAGACATTGTGGAGTTTGTAAACTTCAAGGTGCCGACTGGCGGTGACATCAATCGCAAATGCTTCAACTTGTTTAACGCAGTCAACGTGACAGACAAGTTCATGCAGGCTGTGATTGCAGATGAAGAGTGGCACTTGGTAGACCCTGCTGATGGTACTGTGCGGGACACCATGCAAGCTAGAGATTTGTGGCAACGTATCCTTGAGGCACGGTTCCGTACTGGTAGTCCGTACGTCAACTTCATTGACACAGCCAACAAGTTTCTACCCGAGGCACAGAAGAAGCTGGGCTTGAAGATTCACGGCAGCAATCTGTGTAACGAGATTCACCTAGCCACAGATGAGCAGCGTACAGCAGTGTGCTGTCTGTCCAGTGTGAACCTAGAGAAGTACGATGACTGGAAGGACACACATATGGTCAGGGATCTGATTAGATTCTTGGACAATGTTCTGCAAACCTTCATTGACTATGCACCGTCTGACCTTGCCAAGGCACGGTACAGTGCAGAGCGAGAGAGATCACTTGGCCTTGGTGCCATGGGCTTTCATGGGTACTTACAAAAGTATGGAGTTGCCTTTGAGGGTGTCTCCGCAAAGCTTTTAAACAGAGGGATATTCAAACACATCCAAGAGGAGGCTGTACGTGAGACCGAACTTCTTGCCAAAGTCCGTGGGGAAGCACCCGATATGGTGGGTACTGGGCGTAGGAATGCACATCTTATTGCTATTGCTCCTAATGCAAATAGCAGTATTATCTGCAATTGTTCAGCTAGTATTGAACCTATTAAATCGAATGCATACGTACATCGAACACGTGCTGGATCGCACCTAGTCAAGAACAAGTATCTGGAGGAAGTGCTCTCTTCCCTTGATCAGAATACTGAAGAGGTCTGGAAGTCCATCATCATGAATGAAGGATCTGTGCAGCACCTAGACTTCTTGTCACCAGAGCAGAAGCTTGTATTTAAAACGGCATTTGAGTTGGATCAGCGGTGGGTGGTAGAGCATGCTGCTGATCGACAGGCATTCATCTGTCAGGGTCAGTCTGTGAATCTGTTCTTCCCTGCTGGCAGTCCCAAGTCCTACGTCAACAGTGTCCATCTGATGGCGTACAAGCAGGGGCTTAAGGGCTTGTACTACCTTCGCACAAGTTCCAATGTGCAGGCAGACAAGGTCGGCCTTAAGGTTGAGCGTGAGGCACTGAAGGACTCAGAAGAATGTCTGTCCTGCCATGGGTAATCTACCATCATCAGCAGTAAAATCATTCGACAGGCAGTTGTTCAATGATAACGACACCCTTGCTCGGGCTGCAGGTAAACGGTACTGGGGTGCCATGGGCTACGAAGTCACTGACAACCCAGACCGGTACGGCCCGGATCTTATTATAGACACAGGCAAGGATAAATATTATGGTGAGGTTGAAATCAAAAGAGTCTGGAGTGGGCCAGAGTTTAAGTACGACACTCTTCAGATACCTGAAAGAAAAAAGAAGTTCATTGGAAGAGACATGCCGTGCGTGTTCGCTGTATTTAACAACGAGCAAACCCATGGATTTCTGTGCCCGGGCGATATCCTTGCTGTTTCCCCGCTAGTAGAAGTGTCAAATAAATATGTGCGGTCTGGAGAAATGTTCTTTCAAGTTCCAATATCTAGTTTAATATTTATTGAGGTGCCAAGTGACATTCAAAGTTGATGACAAGCACATAGATATTATTTACTGGGTGGATGCCGAAGCTTCTAGCGGTTGGGAATCTACCATTGAAGTATCACTGGCACATGCAGTCAGTGTTGGCTACATTGTAGGTGAAGATAAAACAGGTGTATGCATTGCCTCTACTTGGTCTGCCCCGCACAGTAACTGTCGGATTACAATCCCTAAAGCGTGGATCAAGCACAGACAACGTATAAAGCTTCCTGTTCTCAAGGCACCACAGAAGCCAGTTAAGCAAACTAAAAAGGAGCCTGTCGATGTACAACAGTGAGTTGGTTCAACTGGACGATGTCCACCTAGAACTTCGTAAGCTGCAATCATTGCTGTTCTTTATGGAGCACTACTGCTTCATGCAGGACGTATACAGTCGGCATGTCATGTACGCATTCCAAGATGCACTGGACAAGCTGGAGACAATGATCAATAATGTTGACTACCTGATTACCAACCAAGAAGCCGTGGAGGAAATGAGTGATGATGACTACTGGGAAGAAGTGGGAATGGAAGAATGGAACGCATCAGGAGCCAATGCACCCCTCTGGGATGAGCATGACGAGGTGGAACAATCCGTTCAAGACCGACTCAGAGCGCAAGTTGGTCGTGAAGTATTTTAAACAAACACAATTCGACAACCTAGAACCAGCACCATTTTAACGGGACATTTAAAATGAAAGCCACAGTAGTTGCGTGTCTAGTCTGCGTATTCTTTACAGGGTGTGCATCTAAAAAACCTAAAGCAAATTTTATTGTTGAGAATGATTTCTATCCAATGAGTAGAGATCAGGTGATCATGGCAATACAAGAGTGTGAACAGGCAGGAACAAGGCCAGTGCTGACAAAAGCACCGTTGAGAATTTCAGGTTCAACTACACAAATAACAATTGATGTTACATGCTCACCCAGGTACGCTAAGTAATGAAATTAACTATAGAGTTGTCAGACAATCTCAAAGACAAAGCAATACGTAAGGAGTTGGGTGAGCAGTATAAGTATGTCATCCATATGATAGAGAAGGTTTCATTATGTGAAACGGAGGGGGATGATCCGCTTACTGAGTTACAGCTAGAAAGAGATGCACTTGTACGTGTCTTAAATAACTACGTTGTGGGTGGGGATTTCCTGGCGTACCTTGAATCCGGTTTATTTGATGAGGAGTTTAAAGATGCAGAAGAAGCCTAACATTTCACCGTTTGATCTAGAGCAGGCCATCATGGCAGCTTGGAATACGAAGGAAGACCTTGAATTGTTTGTGAAACAACTGGTCGATGGCCCCCGTCAGATGTCAGAGGATGAAATCTGGAACATGGTCTACGGAATAGCATGCCTCCACAACGCACGTAGCGAGGCTGTATTCGAATTGTACGAGCAGTACATAGCCAGGGTTAGGGACGAGTACACAGACCTGCTAGAGGGGGCTATAGAGGCTGCTATGACTGCAGGTCTAGGGCCAGTTGTTGGTGCCAACCCAGTAGACTTCCGTACCCAGATTGCAAACAAGATCCGTAGCCTGGATAAGTACGCTACCTACAGGCGGTGGAGGGATTCTGAAGAATCTTCTTGATCAATCGCTATAGTTCAGATATAACTGTATCTCCCGGGGGCACATTCGATGCCCCTATTTTTTCCCCTAATTATCTGGAGATAGCATGTCACTAACTACACCCAATGTCACATACAAACCCTTTAAATATCCATGGGCTATGGAATATGCAGTGCAATCTGAGAAGGCACACTGGGGTGAATGGGAAGCTAAACTGCAGGACGATGTAGCACAATGGCAAGGGGGCAAGCTTAGCCCCAAAGAAAAGAATCATATTACTCAGATACTTAGGCTGTTCACACAGAGTGATGTGACAGTAGGTACTAACTATCTTGAGTATTACGTAGCCAAGTTTAAGAACAACGAGATCCGTGCCATGCTCACCAGCTTTGTGAACCGTGAGTTTGTGCACCAGCGTAGCTATGCTCTGCTCAATGACACACTGGGCCTGCCTGAGTCTGAGTACTCAGCCTTCCTAGAGTACAAGCAGATGAAGGAAAAGATCGAGTTCATGAGTGACATTGACGTGAGCACTCAGTCTGGTGTGGCTAAGGCAATCGCTAGGTCAGTCATGAACGAGGGCATGAGTCTGTTCTCTGCTTTTGCCATGCTCCTTAACTACCAAAGGTTTGGCAAGATGAAGGGCATGTGTGAGATTGTGGAGTGGTCAGTACGGGACGAGACCCTGCACTGCGAGGGGATGGTCAAACTATTCCGTGAGTTCTGCAATGAGCACCCGAAGATTGTCACTGACGAATTCAAGAAAGATATCTACCAGATGTTCCGTGATGGAGTGGCACTGGAGGATGCAGTTGTAGATGCTGCATTTGAACTAGGTGATATCGAGGGGTTGACAGCAGCCGATGTTAAGAAGTATATTCGGTATATTGCTGACCGGCGACTGATTCAGCTAGGGCTGAAAGGTAACTGGAAGGTGAAAGATAATCCGCTTGACTGGCTGGACTGGATTATTGGGGGTGACAACTTCAAGAACTTCTTTGAAGGAGTTGTTACAGACTATTCATCTGCAGGTATGGAAGGGGATTGGGGCTGGAATGACACAAGAGAAGAAAAACTGGCAGCATAAAAAGGAAAGGACAGCCCCGCTGTCCATCCAGTTTAATCAAGGGAAGTATGCATTTACCAAAGGCTGGCTGGGTAATCCTAATAACCCAGACACAGCCCAAGGTAAAGAATGGCAGCGAGGATTTAATGCTGCCTACTTTGAAAGATTAGACAGCCTAACTACCTAAACTCGGCAAGCCTAGCTTGGTACTCATGTACCATGTCATAGGCTTTGTCTTCATCCATCGTTCTGCCATTGTTATCCTGTGCATACAGTTCATTAATGGCAGCACGTTCTCTAGCTGGCAGACGGTTGAACGTCATCTTGTCTACACGTTCAATGTCTTCAGACATCATCTCGCCTTGAGTAATCTGCCTACCCATCTGTAAGGCATAACTCATGTTCTCGGCAAGTGCTACTTTCTTTTGAGCACGAGTCATATCTGCGTACCGATCAGATGCAATCAACTCACTTACAAAGTCTTTGATAAACTGTTGTGAGTTTAGGATTACTTCCCTGTCGTACGTTTTGTCCCCACTAGACCCAAAGAATGTGTAGGGTTCTAAGCCAAGGCTAACAAACTCTCTCTCGATTTCATTGACCTTAGGAACAACCCTAATACCCAGCAGAGTATTGAAGAATTCACCACCACGCATGGGTGTCTCTTCACGCAGATACCGCACAGCTTCTGGCAAGTCTTCTTTTGCCCCAGGAATCTTAGCCTGCAACCTATTCATGGCTGCTTCTGTGACTAAGTTGTCTCCCTCAATCACATTCGGGTCACGGGCTACCTGTGATTCCCTGTCAAACAAATCAAAGTAGTTAAACACAGGCTGTCCTGGCTGGATAAATCGACCAGCAAAATCACCTAGCACTTTACCTACATCAATCTCTAGCTTCTCTGCTTCTTTACCTTCGGCATTACCAAAGGCAGCAGCAAGCTGTTCAATCAGATAGCCTTGTGCTCCACTCGGAACCTTCAGTCCAACAATAGACTGGATGTATTCATCCACCCTACGTCCATCCACAGTACCAAGCTTAAGCTTAGCCAAGAAGTCACCGACTGCAAGATATGGTGCGATTGGGAAGATGGCACGTGTATCTACAGTAGAACCATCTTCAGCTTGGGTGTTGTACCATTCAGTGTCCTGGTTCTCCAGGCGATACTTGTACGAGGCGTACAAAGCTGCCATACCGACACTGCCCTTGCCAAGCTTGGCTGCGCCTTCACGGTACAACCTGTCAGCCGCAACTGGATCTTTGTCAAACTTACGGGCAGCAGCCACCATGTCTGACACACCAGATGCAGCACCGAATGGGCTGTATCGATATTGGAATGCCATGGCATTTGTCATAAACCGGGGGAAGGTAACCATCAAAGATCCACCCGGGATGTTCTCAAAGAACTTCACAAACTGATTGGCTAGACCTTCTGCACCAGCTTCGAATGTGACCTGACCTTTCTTGGCAGGCTTAGGCATGTACGAGAAGGTACCTTTAAGTGCGTCATCTGCAGCATTCTGTACAACATTTGAAGGAATTTTTTTATTGTTGGCTAGTATTTCATACATATCCATGCCAACACCACGAAGCTGTCGTTCTACGCTAGCTGCAAAGATAGCCCGTCTAAAGAATACGTCCTG